ATCGAGCCATCTGTGTTGTAGATGGACACGTTGCGGGATAAAACTAAAGCATCGTTAAAGCCTTCGAGGATGTCCTCAAACGCTACGCGCTCTTCCTTGCTGAATGAATTGCTCATAAAAAGCTCCTAGTAAATTATTTGGATGCTGTTCGTTTTTGCGCCTTGTACTGGATGACCTTGGTCATGTTTCCAGTACGAGCCGCATCTTCTCGCAGCCGTTCAAGTGTTGAGTCCACCGCACCTGAAGATCGTCCAGTTCCTGAAACGATACGCTCGGGTGCGGGTGCTGCTCTGCGGTTTGTAACTTTCAATTCTTTCTCCAGTTTTGCTACCGCAAAGGCAAACTTTACGGGGTCTGTGATTTCTGCCAACTCTTTAGCCTTCTTTGTGTTCTTACCAAGTGCGTAAACAACCAGTGCGGGGTTTTCAGCCCCTTGAAGAATAACTCCCTGCTGGGTGATTGAAAAGACTTCCTGAGCAATAGCTTCGGCATCTTCGTAATCCCTGACTCGCAACTCAGCTTTCGCTTTGCCGTAGCCATCCAGCTTGGCTTGCCATGCTTTTTGCTGATTCATAACTTCAGCCTCTTGCTTGGCATTTGACTCATCGGCTTGTCGCTTGCGCTCAAACCAAGATGTCAGTGCTTCTTCGTATCTGTCAGCGTCATAGTCGTGGTCTTCTAGCTTGGGCTTTGCTCCAATGGCAACTGGCTTGTTCTCAGTTGGCTGGACTTGCAGCTTGCTTTGAAGTTCACGATTCTGTCGTTGCAACTCTCTGTTTGTTTTCCGCAACTCTTTGACCCATTCAGGCGCAGGAGTGTGCTCTTCGGGAGGTGGCGCTTCCTCACCAATGCTGACAACTACTTCCTCAGTATCGGGTTCTTCTTGGTCTTCAACGATTTCCGTGATTTCCTCGACTTCATCCTCAACAAAGGTTTCCTCATCTTCAATTACTGCCTTTTGATTCATCTTTCGACCCCATTAAACTCACCCATTGAAACGGTGGGTGGCATCCGTTAATACATTCTCGCTTGTTTTTTACTGATTCGCAACAGGTTGGACTATCTGACCTTGCAAAATTTCTTGCACTGCTTGGGCATTGGTCATCGCCATATTCTGTGCGGTTTCATCAACCTTGCCTAAAGTCTGCAATGTCTGAGCACGTTTCAACTCGGCACTTGCCACAGTCTCAACAGTATCGGCTCGGGCTTTGGCTGCCTTGGCAGTAGCTTCCTCGGCTGCTGCTTGTAAATACATAGCGTTGGGGTCTTGCGGCTTGCCTTGCATTTCCGCCATGAGTTCCTCGGCCTCGGCATCGGTTGGCTGTACCACACCCATTCGGAGCAACTTCTTGCGGAAGTAAGCATTGGCATCACCTACGCCCTCGCCTTCCATATTCATCATCGCCATTGCAGTAAGCACTTGGGCTGTCTCTGGGTCGGTAGTGATCTGAAGCATTCCTGTCAAAGCCCTGACCGTTGCGGCTCGTTTGCTGCTACTGGATGGGCCAACCTCGGAAACCACATCAAAGGTGGCATTACTGAGGTCGTTCTCCATGACCATCGCACCCGTTTCAGGGTCAATCATTGGTTTCATTAGTTCGACTACGCTGGAGTTACCAGTTGGCGCAATGGTCTTCATCTTGCGCTTGTCTTCAGTGTAGATGTCCCGTGCCATGCTCAACCAGATTTCGCCACTGCGTTTCATACCCTTGGCAAAGTTGCTCATGTAGATGAACGTTTGCATATCTACACGGGTTTGAATCATCTCCACAGCCTTACCAGACACGCCTGAAACGATCTTGTCAGCACCTTGCGGGTTGCCTAAGATGTCTTGCATATCTTGTTCGGTGATTTGCAGAAGTGCCGCCATTGCGGGTGGAATTGCAGCCGACTTGGTGTAGGCAACAGGGCCAGTGATTTGTGTGCTGCCATCAGCCCCAGTAACAGGATTAATTAGAAGGTAAGGGTAATCACGTAGATTGTCCTCTGCCCACATAAGCTGATGCCCTGCTACTTGCTCAGGGGTCATGATGGGCTTTTCGATGCTTGACAATGCTGAGATTTCACCAAGCTTGCTCAGTTGCATATTCTTCAGGCGTTGGGCATCTTTCGCCAATCTGACAGCACCCATGCAGCGTTCGATGTTATCCACAAACCAGCGTTTGCCGTACACCACCACAATGGGGATGCACTTGCCAGCGATATAACCAGCATCTTCCAGTACCCTGCCGCCCGACATAATGTATTTGCGGACACGCATACGCTTAACCCGCTTCTGCCTGACTTCCCGTGTGCCGATAGCAATTAGGGTCTCTTCAAGTGTCTCATCGTTCTCAAAGTCAATCGCTGTGTAGCGTTCTTCTGTCCCGTCAATGGCTTGAAAGATGCGGATGGTCTCGGTCTTTTCCTCGACTTTGTAATACTCCGCCACAAACACGACATCAGGCGTTGCCCAATCAAACTCGTATTGGTGAATGATCTTAGGCCAATCCGTTGGGTCATCGTTGTAGATTTCTTTGTAACTCTCACGGGTCATGCTTGTGACCACAAAAGCATACTTAGCGTCTGACTTGTCCTGCCGCTTGGCGTTCAGATCAAAGAACACAGAACTGTCGGCATCAAAAATTGGCTCGAAGCGGATGCGCTGGCGGTCATCTTCGTCATTCTCTTCGTCTTCGTAAACTGTCCGCAACCGCCATGCGCCAATGCCACCGCCCACAGCTTCCTCAAAAGCGTTGTCGTAAGCCTCATCAGCTACCGATGCTTGTTCGTCAGAACGATAAAGGCCATCACAGACCTCAGCCAGTTTTTGGTTATCTGTGCCATCTTTGGACACGTAGTCCACAGTGATGCGGTTATTGCGATATTCGTTGACGATGCGAATGACCGCCAGCATGATCTTGTTTACTTCAAACTTAGGCTTATTCTCGTACTGATCCCACAATGGGCCTTCCCACTGAGCGCCACATAGGGAATAGAAACGCCTGTCTTGTAGACATTGAAGGCGCTCATCCCGTAGCGCAGTCTGGATATCATTAAACTGGCGCAGGGCTTCAGTGTGTAGATTTGAAAGCCGTTGATCGTTTGAGATTCTTGCCATAATTGTCCTCGCTTTTGCGATTGTCTACCATTTATTGATGGTGGGCAATGGCGTGAAGTTAATCGTTTTGGTTACTGTTGCACGCCTAACACCCTCGCAAGCATAGCGTAGTGCGTCAATTACATGGTTCTTTTTGTCTTCTAGCACAGGCAGGATTCTACCCGTCAATGGGTCTGACTTATAACTGTAAAGGCTTAACTCGTCAATCGTGTGAATGCATCTGGGGTGAACCACGATGTCATAGTTCTTCAGGAACTCAATGCCTTCCTCGACCGACTTTGGCCCTTTGACCGCTGTCATTATCTTTGGAAACCCATTGCGTTTCATGTGACTGATGGTCTCTGGTCGGGCTGAATCTGCCACGATAGGCCACTTCTCAGCCTCTGGCACTTGCATGAACAGTTCTGGAGTATTAACAATCTCGCATCCCACCATATAGGCTTCGTGGTCGATGTAGAGCGTTCGCCCGATTATGTGGCAGCGTACCAAAACTGTCGGATCAACTGAAAAGCCCCAATCAGCTCCAAGGCGGTGGATGGCATCATGCGGTGCTTCAAAGTCGTCAATTTTCCAGTTGCGGAATACTCTTGCATTGCTGTTCCGTAAATATTGACCCATCCAAACGTGCTGATATTTGTCAGGGTCTCTGCGCTTGTCGTACTCCATTTCGTCTTTTAAGACTTGCGGAAACCACGGGTTATCACCAAAGTTGACCTTGATGACTGCCGCATCGGTTGGCGGCTCTGGCCCACGCAGTAGAAAATCCACAGGGTCGGACTGCTGCCTTGGATTCCATGTAAACCACAATTCGCTGTTTGGCTTGCGGATTGTTGGCCTCAGTAAATCAAGACTGGTCTGACTCAGGCTTTGGGCTTCCTCAACCCAAGCGCAGTCATAACCTTCTAGCGACTTAATCGAGTCTGCGGTGTGGTTCTGCATACCCTGAAAGATAATCGCACCATCGCCCTTTTTGGACTTTATGACTGCATCTTGGACTTCAAAGTAAGCGCCAGCGTTCATGGCCTCGATCTTGGTTTCCAGCAGCCGCTTGACCGATTGGTTCAAAGATTTCTGTATTTCACGCACACAAACGCTTCTGCGCTTCTGGTTCATGATGTGCATCTCAATCATCAGCTCTGCAAACATATGTGATTTGCCAGAACCTCGGCCACCCCATGCACCTTTGTAACGCCTTCCCTCCAGCAAGGGTAGAGCCCACTCTGGGGTCTGAATTTTTAGGGTTTTACCCATGTTTTACAACAATACGTTCAATCTTGGCAAATTCTAATGGCTGACCATCAGCACCTGTAAGTTCATGGCGTTGGGTTTCTTTCCAACCCATCTGGCACTTTGACCACCAAATTTGTGCTGTCGTATCACCAGCCATTGCTTTTTGGAAAATACCCTGGCCAACTTGTGCATTTGCTTTGGCTTTGCCATTGATAAGTTCAGGGCTGAAGTATTTTCGCAGTGTGTCAATATCAATGCCATCACGCACCAATGCGGCTATTTGCTCGAAAGGCACACCATAACCAGACATTGCCTCGACTTGTTTGCGCTCTGCATCAGTAGGCAAAAATGGTTTTCTGCCAGCACCTTCTCGTGCCCCACCGTTCTGTTTTGGCTTATCTGCCTCTTTTTTAGGCAGTTGGGTGGAAATTTCAGTTGTTTTTTTCATTTATAACCTCCGCGAAAGGTTGGATTGCTGCGTTTATTTAACTGTGCTTGTAATACGTGAAAGCACCCTTGGCTTACGGTGCTCCTCACTCAGTATCTTTGGCGCAGTATGCTTCCATGATACTTGATGATGTATCCGTTTATCATTTGTGCCTACTTCTGAGATTTTCACACACGATGGTGCGTACATGACTGAATAGAACGATTTGGTATAAGTGCCAAGGTCTAGGTAGATTTCAGTCAAGCCGCCGGCATTCTGTTGTGTAACGATTTGCTGTAAGCGCAACTGAGGTGTAGTCATGAACAACTTGCCACGCCTGCCCCATTCGGCATACATATTCACATCTTCGTTAATTCGACCCATGAACTCAACAGGGCGATCTACACGAAACATAAACGAATTCATTACTTTACGATAAATTTCATCTTTTCGCATCTTACTGAGTAATACGCAACCTTCACCACCAATAAAGTCGCCACCCTGTGCAAATGCTACCGAATGAAACGGTGTTGTGTCTAAAAACTCAATCAGTGCCACCAAGACATCATCCAGCTTGCCGATCTTATTTTCAGATGTGATGTACTGCAATTCTTCATTGGTCGAGTAATCAAACCTTGTGTAATCGTCATCCAGTTGCCAGAAATGCGTTAGACCAAGATCGGCTGCAATTTTGAAGCTGATATTTCTTGCGTAGACCACGCTATTGCGTTTTTTAAAGTTATCTCCGCTATCAGTGGCATCAATCGCTTCTTGTTTGTTGAAAACGATTACAGATTCTTTGCCATAAACTTCTTTGTATTTATCGAGCTGTTTATCCTCGTCATCGCATATTAGGTAAATTTTGCCTGTATAGCCTTGTTTACGCAAACTTTGGTAAGTGTAAACATTATTTGCCCGACCATGCGTCAGAATAAATACGGCAAAGCTCTTAGGCGTCATGTTCTTCACCCTTTTCGCTGGCGTAAACATCACTGATGGCTTGTGAAAGCTTTACATATCCGTTAGCAATAGCCTTATCAAAGTCAATAATGACCAATGCGCTGTCTTCCATGAGCTGCTGTGTGTCTGGGTCAGCATGAGCATAGAACTCTGCAATTTGTTCAAAGTCAAATCGTATATGTCGTGCTGCCGCTGCCAACAAAAAGTCTTTAATTTCTGACTTTATCTCAGGGTCTTGGTATATTTTTGCCGTAAGTTGCTCGTATTTAACTTTATCGTAAAGTTCATTCACGGCAGGACAGTCACCAGATGGTGAGTAAACTGGGGCATCTATCTTTTTTGTGTACTTACTGTTGTCAATTTGCTCATCATCGTCATCAAAAAATGTTAATTCTGTAATTTCTTCTGGTGTAAATCCAGTTAAATCAATGTCAAAACCTAAACCATCAAGCTCTTCAAGTTCAAGAGATAACATTGCGTTGTCCCAGCCAGCATTTTGGGCTAACTTATTGTCAGCAATGATATAAGCCCGTTTTTTTGCATCTGACCAACCTTTTGCTACCATCACAGGCACTTCTGCCATTTTCAGCTTTTGAGCCGCCAGTGTACGACCATGTCCTGCAATGATGCCACCCTGCTCATCCACCAATACTGGTGTTGTCCAGCCCCACTCCTTAATGCTTGCCGCAAGTTGTGCTATTTGCTCATCAGAGTGTGTGCGTGAGTTTCGTGCGTAGGGTATGAGTTTATCAATCGCCCATTTTTCGACTTTATCTGCTGGATTCATGGTGTCCTTAAAAAAAAGGGGCCGAAGCCCCAAGGCTGGCAACTGCATTTGTCAGCGTGTTCATTTTGCTATATCAGGTATAGGAATGTCAACAGGCCATTGACCAGTATCGACCAATAACTGAACTGTTTTAAAGTGCGCTAGTTGCCATGCTTGCTGTCTTTCAGCTTTAGACCATTTCGCGCCAGCATCAATGTCGTAATGGCAAGTCATACACAGTGCGGCAGTCAAATTATCGTCAGCTTTTATGCTTCTGCCCTTACCCCCACCCCAGTTTGTATGTGCTGCTTGTACAAAGTGACCTGACCCGCAAAGTTGACAATCAAGACTTGCTACCAGTTTTAAAAGTTTTTTGCTTCTTACGTATGGGTGTTTTTGAAACAATGATGGTCTCCAAAGTTGTAAATCTGTGCTCATTCGCACATTCCAGCTTGCGTCTGCGTGTATTTCCTGTGCTTATTCTGGTCTCTTTTACGATTGTCCATGTTCCACATTCTGGGCATTTCATTGGTGCGACCTGTCTTGCATCCTGTTTGTTGCTTCCCGTGTACGCCAAATTTCTATGTCCAACCTTGCCGCCTCCAGTTCCCACTTTAGCGTCTCTTCTTGCTCGATTGCCAGCGCCAGCCCTTTAAGCAACTGGTGATAGGCAGGGTCTGCATATGCTTCCCGTTCCTGTGCATTTGCTGCTTCTACACCTAATTTCAGTGCATCTTTCATCAACAGGGCTTTTTTGGATTTGCGGAATTCTTCAAGATATACCCTTTGTGCTTTGGCCTCTCCGTAGGATGGGGCTTTATCTCTAATCGTTTGGGCTGCTTGTTCTGGTTTCATTTAAATGCTTCCCTTACTAAAACTTCCACTTTTGCCATCTCACCATAAACCTTGGTGCTGTGGATAGATGTAATTTGCGAATCGTTCAAAAATACAATTTTGTCCATTCCATCGATCACGCACTTGATGACGTTATCTAAATCAGGGCGTTTTGTGTGCTTCTCAGAATTGTTTAAACAAGCTTCAGTGCGTTTTTTTGAGTATGAGTCGGGAACTGCAAAAGTAACGTAAATAAATGCCTCTAAAGCCCCTTCCAAGGGTTTTGAACCACCCATTGCAGCTAAAGCCATCATGCCAACTTCAAATTCGTAGGCTTTTGTCTTTTCGGGAGTGTAAGCAACTGGAAACTTACCCCTTGTAGAAAATCTTGGTCTGCCTTTTGGTACAGGTTCGCCATACACTGCAAAGTTAATTTGCATCATTTTGCCGCCTCATGTTTGCAATCAAGGTATCGTGACCATCCTGCCCACGCCGTTTTTTGATGTCCATCTTGGTATTTTCCCACCATGCTTGGGCTTCTTGCTTGCCCAGCTCCAATCGTTTCTTGCGATAACGTTTTATCCATTCTTTTGCTTCGGTTTGGTGTAAGGTCTCCAGCATCTCGCAACGCTCGGTTAATGTCAGCAAGGCTAAATTCTTGACCTTCCCGTCTTTTATCAAGTAAGGATTTATGGTCATACATCAAAAAACTTCATCATCTTGCCAGTGTTGTACTGGTGGTTGCGTGAATTCTGTTACTGCAATATCCCGCTTTGTAGCTGGTTTTTTATCGGACCATTGATGTTCTGAGCACATCGGTTTCTGGCCTTCCATTTGAACCGACCAACGTTTTCCACAGCCAGCAACGCTACATAAAGTGTGATTTGTTTCGTCAATCTGGTGAGTTTGTTGTTTGAAATTAGTGAGCGCCATGATATTTACCCTCTACGATTTTTGCAAAATTGCTAGGTTTAAGAATCCACTCCAAGTCGGCAGTAAATGCCCGACCATCTTTGCTATTGACTTTTCCAGTTAGGAACTTTGAATGCCCAACATGCTTGAAAAAGTCTTCCCACCAATTCAGCACATCATCAGTCTGAATTGTTTTGCCTTGCGATAGTTCGATTGCTACTTCTCGCCATCTTTGCCTTAAATAGCCATGTCTGGTTGTATTCCAGACTTCTACTTTCCTGAGTGTTGGCAAGTGCTGGTGATAAAGACTGATAACTGCTTTGTGCTCACAATCTGGTAACTTCTCTTCAAGTTCACCTTCAGGTGGACATATATTGGTATTCAATTGGTTATTGGTTATTAGTTCTTGGTTTATAGTTGCCTTAGCGTTGGGTTGCGAGTCGGTATCCACTGGGTTACCCACTGGGTTCTTTTTCCTACCACCCAACTTACCATTTAGTCTGTTCTTTTCTGCCATGGCATGATATTGACCAATGACCTCATGACAACGAGCATGAAACCAACCATCCTCTTGTTTTTCAAACATATCAGTTAAAACATCCTCAATCACTTTGGTATCCAAGCGCAAACGTCTGGCAACCCAGTGGGTATCTATTGGGATTTTTTTTTCTGTGTCGTAATACATATCCAGGAGCCTTCTATACGCAAGGTCTTCCTCGTTCGAAAGATGTGCAGTAGCACCTCGATAGTCACCGATATTGAATGTGAAGTAATGCATTAAGTTTTACCTTTTTTAAGCACCTTTGTGAAGAAACCTCGGCAGGGGAAGGTGTAACCCTTTTCGGCTGGGAGATCAGGCCCAACCTAGCCGCGTTTCAAAAAAATTATCTCTTTGCAAACCATTCTGGTCTTATGACCATGAGCTGATACAGCCGACCCTTTGGCATATTTTTCCATTGGGAAACAGCACCTCGAGTCACCCCAAGCAACCTTGCAAGGGCAGCTTGTGAACCAGCTTTTGAAATCGCATCATCTTTTGACATCAGTGCATTTTACTATACAAAGTTTGAATCTATATTAGGGAAAGTCCTAATAAAAACTTTACATTAATTATTGACGAATGTATAGAACCCTATACAATGTGACCATGCCCTAGCAATTTCGCATAAGGGTCTAATTGGAGAAATCATGGCACATTTAATCGAAAACAACACACAGACAGGCAAAGCAGAAATTGCATATGCCAACAGCACACCTTGGCATGGTCTTGGTCAACAGCTTACCCAAGATGCACCCATTGATGTCTGGCGCAAAGAGGCTGGACTTGATTGGGAGGCACAGGTCTCTCCTGTCATGTTTTGGCCTGAGGGTCTTGCCGCACCACAGGCAGTAGAAAATAAAAATGTAATCTTTCGCAATGACAACAAAATGCCCCTTGGTGTTGTTTCAGACCGATACAAAGTTCATCAACCAGCAGATGTTTTGGACTTCTTTAACACCCTTGTTCAATCGGCTGGTTTTACTCTTGAAGTTGCTGGGGCGATCAAAGGCGGCAAGCGTATCTGGGCATTGGCAAATGTCAATAAAGAATCGGTGGTTCTGAATGATGATGCTGTAAAAGGTTATTTGCTTCTAAGCACATCTTTTGATGGTTCGGCAGCAACGATTGGTCAATTTACCAGTATCCGAGTGGTGTGCAATAACACCCTCTCTGCGGCTGATACTGAAGCTGCACCAAGTCGGGTGATGTTGACCCATGGCACAGACTTTGATGCCAGCCTGATGCGTGAACGCCTCGGCATCATTGTTGGCGGTTTTGATGGAATGATGGACAAATACAGATCACTTGCCAGAATCGATGTTTCAAGTGGATATGCAAAAGGTTTTGTAAGTGAATTATTCCCTGCGATCTTTGACTCTCAGACTGAAAAGTACAAAGAGTCTAGGGGTTACAAGAGGGTTCTCGAACTCTTTGATGGCGCAGGGATTGGTGCATCAGAGCAAGGGGTTTACGGCACACGATGGGGCTTGCTAAATGCGGTCACTCAATACATTGACCATGAACGTGGTCATAACGTAGATACCCGCATGAACAATGCTTGGTTTGGCAATGGCAACCGACTGAAGTCAGAAGCAGAATCACTTTTATTGGCTTGATACAGATGGGGCTTCGGCCTCATCGTATTAGGGAAAGTCCTAATAAAAACTGATAAAAAACTCTTGATAACTGTTAAGAACCCTATACAATGCACATATGCCCTGAACTTCTCGGGGTCTCTTTAGGAAAAATGAAAATGCGAAAACAAATCAAAATCACTGAAATTTATCTTCAGGCCGAATCTTTCAATCACCGCCTTAATTGCACAATCCCTGCTGCTTGGATGGCTGTTTTCAACAATGGTCATGAAGTTGCCATTTGCCGCGAATGGGAGGCATCAACTTCGGAAGATGCTCAGGCCTATTACGAAATGCACCATGTTGAATACGCATAAGGAGCACAAAATGATTGAAACCAAACTTCAATATTACTTTGATGATGTTGTCTCCTACGACAACGGTGAAACAGTTGAAAACATCAAGGTTGGCTATGACTACTTACCCGCAGAAATCAATCAACCCCACGATTATGACTATGCGGAAATGTTTGATGTATTTGTCTTTGATGCCCAAGGCAAGCACATTACTTACGACATCCCTAATGACGAATACAAACGCCTGATGGGTGAAACCAAATCCAATTTTGCTCAAATTCAGAAAGACCGCAATGAAATCTAAGATTATTCAAACTCTTATTGAGTGTTTTTTGGCAATCATCATTTTTGGTGGTTGGGGCATTCTTTTGGCTTGGAGGGGCTAACCATGAACGCTGATTACATCATCAATGAAGTGGCACAAAATGCTGCTTCCATTTATGTAAACCAAGACCCACGAGATCGCTTGGCTTATCAAGTCGGGATGCTTCAGGGAAAAATCCGCAGTCTTTGCCACTTGATCAACATCACAGCTGAAGAACTTAAACAACTTCAAGTCGAACTTAATCAGGAACAATCATGAAAATGTTATCACTCACCCTTTTATGCACTCTCGGCATCACTGGATGCTCAATGATGCCAGGCGCTACGCTAACCCCACCCAACCAAGACTTGATTGTTGACAAACAAGTTCAGCCAATGGGTCGCAATGAGGTTATAGATGCTGTGCGCCAATGCGAGTCATCTGGACTTCGTGCCATCCCACTGTACGCAAAACGCAAAGTCGGTGGCTACTCAGTCGAGACAGTCATTGAAGTTACTTGCGGCCCTAAATATAAATACTAAGGAACAAACATGAAAAACATTGCCACTGCATTGGTCAAGGCTCAAAAAGCTTTTGGTCCAGCCCTTAAATCATCCACCAACCCGCACTTCAAAAGCAGATATGCCGACCTCAGTGCTTGTGTAGAAGCTGTCATTGAGGGTTTAAACGAGGCTGGCATTGCCCTGATTCAAAGAACAAGTGAAGACTTGAATGGTGTAACAGTAGAGACTGTATTCATTCACGAGTCGGGCGAGATGCTGGAATGCGGCAAACTGCATGTGCCAGCAAGCAAACAAGACCCGCAGGGTTACGGTAGCGCTTTGACTTATGCTCGGAGATATAGTCTCATGGCGGCTTGTGGCATCGCACCAGAAGACGATGACGGAAATGCAGCCACACGAAAACCCATTCCTACTCCTGATATTACTGACCATCTGGCAGCGATTGAAGCTAGTATCAATAGCGATGAGCTGGCAAAGGTCTACAAAGATGCATTGACAGCTTGCGAGGGCAATCAAGCACTTCAAGCCAAAGTAATCCAAGCAAAAAAGGCACGGGTTGAGCGTGCCAAGCAGGAGAAAACAGCATGAACGAAGAGCAAAAGGCATTTTCCAGAGCCTATCAGCGCAATGTTGCCGTCGCATCTAAGGACGATGTGGCTGTATTCTTTGATCTCTACATGCAGGACAACCCTGAAATTCCCATGGCCTTATATCGGTGGGAAAGTATTGTGGATGCATGGGGTATTTGGTGGGAAGCAAGACACTATGAAGAGGTGACAGCATGAACGAAGAACAAGGAACAGAGAACTGGTTTGCAAATCGCTTGGGCAAAGTTACCGCCAGCCGATTGGCTGATGTGCTTGCCAAGACAAAGACTGGTTATAGCGCCAGCCGCACCAATTACATGACGCAACTTGTGCTTGAACGCATCACCCAAACCAGAGCTGAGTCATATTCCAATGCCGCAATGCAGTGGGGTACGGAACAAGAACCTTTCGCTCGGGCTGCGTATGAGACGCACACGGGCCAAATGGTTGAAGAGGTGGGGTTTATACCTCACCCCGACATTGAAGCGGCTGGAGCCTCGCCTGATGGCTTGGTGGGTGATGATGGCATGGTCGAGATCAAATGCCCATCATCCAGCACTGCTCTGGAATGTTGGTTAACCCATGCACAGGATGGTAATCCAGTGGATGCAAAGTACTACGCACAGATGCAGTGGCAAATGCGTTGCGCTGATAGGTCTTGGTGCGATTACGTAGTATTTGACCCACGGATGCCAGCCAAAGCCCAACTCTTTGTTTATCGAGTCGAGCGTAATGCCGATTGGCTCAAGATAGCAGAAGATGAAGTCCTCACGTTTTTGGCAGAAGTAGATGCCAAAGTTATTTCCCTTAAATCAATCATTGGAGAATGAAAATGTCAAAAGTAAGCAAAGAAATTTCCTGCATCGTTGGTGAATACCGCAACAGCGAGGGTCAAACAAAAAAGCGTTACCAAAGAATTGGCTCAATCATTGAGACCAAGAATGGTCCGATGCTCAAACTCGACAGTATTCCATTGCGTGAAGGCGGTTGGGATGGCTGGGCTTATCTCAATGACCCAAAACCTCAAGAAAGCCGCAAGTCCCAGTTTGATGACGAATCCGATATTCCATTTTAAGGAGTCAATATGAACGCAGCCAGCATTGAAAGTAGCGAACGCTTGAATCGTGTGCTTAATCTGCTGTCTCGGGGTGGGGAGTTCACCACCTTAGACATCATAAAAAGCGCAAATGTTTGTGCAGTGAATAGCATCATTTCAGAACTCAGACAGAACGGTTTTGACATTAATTGCCAGCGCAGGGGTGAAAAATGGTTTTACAGATTGGAGAAAACATGAAGCATTCAAATTTTGAAACCCCACGTAACTTTGCAGACTGTACTTGGGTGCAAGGTTATGGTAGACCAGAACCACTTTGGGAGCGTGTGGCTGGCTATGTACTGGCTTTTGCCATTGGTGCTGGTTTGGCTCTGCTTCTGGTAACTTGGTGGTCAGCATGATTTACACTGATGAAGACGATGAGTTTAAACGCATTGAGCGTGAAAATAAACTCAAAAGCAGTGGCATGGATTGTTGCAACCACGACTGTATCCAAGGGAGAACTTGCCCAGTACGCAATCAAGCATTAGAAGAAGCTGCAAAAATAGCAGATGACTGGGACAAGAAAAGTACACTTAGCAACTACGGTGCTTGTATCGCCCGACTAATCAGGGACTTAAAGTAATGAATAAACTACACAAGGCATAAACAAGAACACATGATTGGTTTGTTTTTAATCTTATGCTTGGGTGCTGCTATCACCATTGTGGTAGTTTGGTTATTTATTAAAATTTTGCTCTGGATTCAAGAATAAACACGTGTCCCTGTCTTGTCGATAATTAGAGCTTGTTTGCGTGGGCTTGTATCTTCGTTATTTGGGATGCTGATGTGTGTCCAGCGATCAAACTCACGAATTATTTGGTCGTAAGCAATGCCACTAGCAATGACGGACTTGACCACTTCATCTGGTGTCATACTAGGCACTCGAAAGTCACAAGCGCAACCTGTTCGATGCTGTGACGAGTCTTTGCTACCAACTGCATCATTTACTTTTTTGGTTCGTAGACCTGAACTAATCATTATTGGTTTGCCGCCCAATATGACTTTCACTTGCTCAAGAAAATCAGCCAAACGTGTCAGATTGGCAAGTTCCTGATCGTTTGGACTATTATCCCAACCATTGCGCTCCGCGGTCTCTGAGGCTGTAAGTTCTTCAAGCGTGAAGTGTGGTGTTAAATTCATTTTTTAATCCTGTCGGCAATTTTTTCCATTGTTCTACCGCCAAAATAAAACGACATTACCAACATTCCCCACTGGCCTAGCAACTCTACGTAAGCGGCACGAGTTTCGTATTCAAAGATTGATGCGATCGCAAAACCAGAATACGCCGCCAAAAGAAATATCAGAGTCATAGGGCGTATATTTTTAGATAACCAAGAGTCAGACCCCATGTCGGCTTGCATACGTTGCGTGAGGTTATTTTGCTCAGTCTCATACAACTTGGTTTCGTTAGCTAATTTTGTTAGTTCACCATCTTGGGCCATCTTAGCCAACTCAAATTGAGCTTTGGCTTTAGCCTCTGGGTCAGGTATTAACTTATCAATGAGCTTTCCGCCCACGTTTAAAAGTGCATCGAGTCCGATCATTTTTGCTCCTTATTCGTCCGACATATCTGTTGCCGCCAAATTAATGCGAGTCTTTAAGGCACTAACATCTTCTGGTTTGGATGTAAAACCAACAGCAATATATCCTGCAAACTTGCCAGGGTCTGGTGGTATTGAACCACGGCACATAAACTTCACGCCCTGCTTAGTTCCCCACTCACCAACCTTTGATGATGGATTGAATTCTTCGCAAAGCACTTCATTGTTCAGCATAGCCACCATTGCTGCATTGCGGTCTGAGCTGGCATTGAAAAGAGAAGTGATTGTGCCCTCGACTTTCTTTTCACGTGAACCATCAGCGTTCAAGGCCAGCACCGTGGTGCGTGAGTTGGTTGCAAGATTGGCTTTATGTACTAGCACAATCAAGCCATCCACGTCTTTAAGTAGATTTTTTGCAGGCTCAATCAAGTCGTCCTGCTTCACCAGTTGAGGCATGTGGTCTTGGTTTTGGATTGCTTGCAAGATAACTTGGCGAGAATCCCACGCAAAATAGCCAGCAAATGCCAAGAAACTTAAAAGAATTACTGTCAAGAGCTTGAATGGGCTATCCACCCATTTTATGAGGTCTGTGACACGTCCAATTGCATCAGTTTTTGAAGACTCAACTGGTTTTGCCGCAGGAGTTGATACCTCTGCCTGTGGTTTTGGCGTTCTGCGTTTAACAGCTGCCACCTTAGCTGGCGCTTTCGAGACAGTTTTTACTGGTGTTTTTTTTGCTGTAACCATGATTAAGCGTATATGTCCAAAGTGCGATTTGTAAATATTTCCATGCGTAGGCGTTCTTGAACTACCTTCTTGCAGTAAATTTCAAACCCAATGTCCTGCAGTTCAGTCTGCTTTTGCTTGGTAACCTCAAGCGTTTTGTTAACGTCTTGGGTTTTTTCTAACTTTGCTTGGGCAAGGTCGTGCTTGTCTGGATACCCTGACGCTTGCACTGTCGGAAATAGTCTAATGGTTTCAATCATTTCTTTTCCCTCTCTATTGCTCTAGCGTAGTAGAGCAGCACTTTGCTTCTTAATTCACCGCTATCAGCAGTCCCAGCCCACAATGCAAGGTTGTTCCAAATCGCAAGCAGTTGGATAGTGGAACATGAATTACCGTTTATGCTCAACCATTCAGACAGCCTCTGGTGGCGCTCAGTCGGGTTTCCGAGCCAACTTAGCCCATAGAAGTCGGAGACGAGACATGACTCTTTGGCCGTAGCCCCTGACAGTAGCAATAGCAGTAGAAATAAAAATAGGCGCATTCATTTCAAGACTTCCAATAGTTCAGCAGATAACCAACAATGACAGAAGTACCAGAGATAATGCTCATTCCAAACCAGAGACCGCCACGACCTTTGTTGGCTAAAGCCACCAGTTCTTCTAGTTGGCGCTCAACCTTGTCCATTTTCTTGTCCATGTCCTGAACTTTTTGCCAGAGCACGCCATATTTCACAAGGTCGATCTCGTTACTATCTGCCATAACATCAGTCTCCAACATTACATGCCTTCGCCTTGGACGATGTAGACAGTAGACGCAACCGAGGCCAAACCACTAAAGAACACCTCACGCCCAAAGCGCAGTATCTCCACAGCACCAGGCACTAGCACAATCGCAGCCGATGGCGTACCAGCAACAGGAGCAACAGCATTAGCCGTAGCAATCGCTGCAGTCTGACCTATGCCAAGAAACACAATATTTGCGCTAGAGTTAATGATGCGATACTGGCCTGTGCCTTGACCGTCAAAGCGTGCTTCGACCAGAGCTTGAACGCCAGTAGGGGCAATAGCAGCCGCAGGAATGACAACTGTATTGCCAAGGGGTGCAAATGCAATTTGACTATTCTGTGCCATGTCAGACTCCTTGTGCAGCAGTAGCTGCTTGATAGGCCGCAATCACTTCAGGCGTATGCATAGATGCAGCGATGGATTGCACTTTTGCATCTTCAGCACTGTAGTCAGCACCAGGCGCGACCACATGGCGGTGAAAATTGCTACTGATTTCTACGCCATCTTCTTTAACTGCGGTTTTGGTGCGAACTTGAATGCAGCCGTTTTCAATAACTTCAATCAAATCAACAGAGATAACTTTTTCAAGAGTCATGATATTTCCTTAGTATTTAGTTTGCAGAAATTGTGTCAAAGTGAACATAACCAAAATCAGCACTTCCTGCTGTTGTTGCAGCAATTCGAATTTTTATTTGAATTTGAGCTGTTCCTTGTGGTGCAATTTGAGTATTAAGCCAATCTTGACTTTTCCATTCAAAACCAACTGACGATCCAGCTGCTAAAAATTCTATAAACGTAGTAATTACATTTCCTTGCGAGTTTAAGAAACTTGCAGTAACCGCCACGGCACTTGCTTGCAAAGAGTTTCTACGAACTTGGAAAGTAAACAGTGCTTGATCGCCTGGCTTGGCTGGCCTATTTTGATAATACGAATGAGTATTCCCAACAGCAGCCTGCCAACGCCATACATTTACCCCGCCTGGTGATGTGGCATCAGGGAAGAGAGCTGGCACAGTAGCGCCTGTATTCTCAAGAACCGCCCAATCAAGAATGCTTGCACCTGAAAAGTATGGGTCGCTGCAAGAGTTTCGGCTTTCGCAATAAAATTGAGGGCCAGTAAACATCCTATTAAATAACAATGAAGGCATGACATACATGCTTACGATGCCTGGCGATGCATTATTTACGATCATGCCTTTGACGGTATCTGTTGGAAGCCATGAAACGGTGCAGTTATCTAATACCAAGCCAGTGTGCGGCCCAACTGGAAAGTTTGTTCCTACGCTAAAAGGTGCTACCAATGCGGGATTATTTACAACAGTATTGTTTAAGTTAAAACTAGAATTTCGAATAACTACATGAGTCCCCACTAAACCAAGAGAAGAACCATCTAATTCAACGTGGTGTAAATTTGCATTGGGTGTTTCAAAATGCGAATTAGAAACGTAAATCTTTGCGCCTTTTCTAGCCAAAATTGCTCTAGACACAGTAAAAGATACGTTATCAAAAACCATTTCTAATTGATCTTCATCGGACAGAACGCCCGTTGATGTATCCGAATCAGCGGCAATATCCACGTTTCTAAAAAACAAACGTTCGCCTGAGTTAACAACAGGGGTAGGATAGTTAATACCAATGCTGTTTGTGCCAAGCAATTTAATGCCAAGAGTGTAAGTTTCAATGCCCCAAGCATCTTCTGCAATTCTGATTGCCTCTGAAGAATTGCCACGCATTTCAATGGTTACGTTTCGGATGGATGCAACTGAAACATTGTTGGCAGTAAAAGTGGCGTTACCATAAACCATTCCAATGCCCGAAGTAGCCAAGCAAATCATTTTAAAGCCACCAGTGTTTCGGCTGGCATTATCAGTAGGCCAAGTATTAGCAACAGCTGTTGTAATAATTCGTATGCCAATTGGAACGCCAGTTCCAAACACCATTGTTGCTCCTCTACCGATAATTGGGGTAGTAAGCAAATTTAAATTGATGCCTGTGGCTAAATAATAACTATTGTCTGACCCACCCAAATCTAAAGGTAACCCAGAACTTGCTGATGCGGCCAATGCGCTTACAAAAGCCGCATAATTATTCGTCCCCGTTAAAGTGGAATAATTAAAATCACCAACCGCACCATAATCCAATACACTGATTGATGCCTCATCAATCATGGAATTTGTTACTTTAGTCAAAGACATATGTGCTACCTTTTAAACGTAGTAGGAAATTGAAAATGCTATTTGTGCCGAATTTTGAAATGGGGCTAACAAACCACTTGTTACGCCAGCAGCACTTAATCCATTAAAAGAAATAGTGGTAGCCCCTGAATCAACATAACAAGAAATAAACACAATGTTGCCAGTGTTCAATCCAACAAAACCGCCAACAGAACCCCACTGCTGTGCACCAGCAGTAAATGGTAAACCTGATATTGTGTAAATACTTCCAGTACCAATTACATTGATTGTTATGTCACATTGAATTGATACAAGACGGCCAATTTTTGTATATGTTCCTGTTCGTGCGGTGTACGTTGCATTTCCACCAATTGAAGGTGTCCAAGTACCTTCTTCATAGTCGGCCAACAATTCACTTGTGCCTGTGCCTGATGTGGCGGCAAAGTCAATGCCAAAACCACTTGCTGGAATGACATTCCCTGACAGTTTAATATTGCCAACAACTTCAAATTTTTCAGTAGGATTTATTAAGCCAACACCTACACGACTATTTGTTGCATCGGTATAGAATAAATTAGCATCTGTATCGCCTTCAATCCGCACGTTATACACAGCACCAATATCGTTAATCACAAGATTGGTAGTGCCGATAATCATCTTTTCAGTAGATGCTCCAGCTGTTTGTGTCTCGAAGTGAATCTGCCCTGCTTCAGCAGTTGAGGTTGGACTTAAAATCGATCCATGAATACAAGCATATTTCTGTTTATTTCCTGCTGAATCTTCACCATTAAATTGAATTTCAGCTAATGTATCGGCTGCTGTTGGACTTGCTGAGTCTCTATATAAATCAAGTGTTGGGGCTTCGTTAGCACCTGCATCAGTTGATGTCAGCGTTACATTGGAAAAGTTGCCATCTGAACCACCTTCAACTCGTTGCCATACTGCACCGTTATATGCTATCCAATCACCGACACCAAAGAATAATTGCAAACCACCAAAAGTCTGTGTTCCAGCTGTACTAGTCACATAATAATCACCCTTTGCACCAGTACCATCTGCCAAAGTTGGATTGTTTGTCGAGGCATTCCATGTGCCTTTGTAATTCAAAGCACCAAGTGCGTTCGTAATAGTTGAAATTGCTTTTAACATGATTTATTCCTCAGAACACAAATTCAATAATAGCATTAAGCGGTGGCGCTTGACTAAATGTTACATTACCGCCAGATACTGTATAGGTATTTTGGTTTTGGTAAACGCCATTGATGTAAATTGAATTTGGCGCATAAGTTACAGAGAATATGGTTTGCGTGCCATTCCCTGTTGCATTGGCTGCTATACCACCATCACCAATGGCATTGCCATTAAGTGAAGTGTAAATGACACTGCCATTCCTGTTTTGTACCTGAATGCTGTAATCTGAACCAACAAAAAATCTTGCTGGTGTCCCACTATTTATGGGATAGCCGCCAAGAGTGCGAATGGGTTGTACAGCAGGGATAGTCAGAGCAGCATTAAAAAATGTAGCAACTGGGTTTGTGATTGGATTGAGGTTCACAACACCAACAAAGATGTAGCCATTTTCAAGCGGCTGACCATCAATGTCATTGAATATTGGGAATGGTGTTTCAATTTGTATTGCGGACATTTATTGGTTCTCCTGATCAAATTGGCGTTCTGCTTGGGTTGCTGTCTGCAACCATTGAATTCTTGCATCCAGTTCTTTTGGCAGTTTAGCTGCATCTGCGAATTTCTGGAACGATTGTGACATAGCTGTGCGACGAATGCTAGCTGCACTTGGTGTTCCCTTAGTTGCGGCTTCGATGGCAAGTTTCTGAAAACTCTCATCAGCAAATAATTTTCCTGCCGCTTTGAGCGAGTCTTTATTACCTTGAGTCATTGCTCCAGTAATTATTGAAGTCGCAGCAGCCGCAACAGGCCCACCCATTGCCGCAGCACCCGTTAATGCACCTTTTGAAAGTGTGCTTTCCATGATCTTGCCAATCAGACTTTCGGCTTGCATCCCTTGCAACAATGCTTGGTTTGCTTTTCCTGTTGTCAAAACATTGGCTCTGGCTTCAGTAACTCTTTTGGAAACTTCGTATAGATCACGCAAAACGTCTGATGAGTCTTTTCCAAGCGTATCTACGATGGTTTTGTAAACTGGTGGATTGGCTCTCAGCTTTGGGTAAAGTTCTGCAAATTCAGAAAACCCAAAGCCACCTTTTTCTGCGCCTCTTGCCGATCTAGTAGCCGCAGCCAATGCTGTTGCCAGTGTTTCTTTACGAAACTCCTCTGGTACTATTTTGAGCAAACGATTGAAGTCGCCTGTGTCACCTTTGCCACCACTGATGATGGCTGATCTTAATTTTGACCCTAAACTTCCCTCAATATCTTGACCAAAAGCATTAATAATGCGCTGACCTATTGCTTTTTCTTTTGCGGTTAAAAGATTTGCGCTTCTTAATTTTTGGCGGACTTCTGCATCTGCTAATTTTTCAACATTATCAAGTTGGTCTTTTGCCAATGCGCCATATATTTCTTTTAATCTGCCTTGCGATGTGCTTTTTGAATAATCATTTTGCACGCCCTTAATTGAATCACCAATGAGGGTTTTTTCTTCTCTTAATCTACCATAAGGTACTTTGCCAGCATCGGCATCGCTGACCATTTTGTTAAGCATTTTAAGGGTTGCATTTTTTTCAACACCTTCTGCACCTAGTCTTGATGTTATTTCTGCCAACTTTGCTTTTAATTCTGGAAAAGTTACCAGTGTTTGTTCTGGTACTTTTAAGTCAACCTCAGTATATAAATCTTTTGCTTGTTGAGCCGTTGTTTTTTGTTGCTGAATGAGTGAATCTTTAATTTTTTGCGATACCACAGCAGGCGCGACAGCACCTTCAACAAAAGAAGCATCGAATTGTTTTATTACATCATCGGCTTTGTCTACAGCTTGGGTTACTGTATTGCGCCATGCTGCTTCAGGTTCACCACCAGCAACAGAACGTGTCAAACCAGCCGCTGCTCGGACTTGTGGGTTGTCACTGAACACATCGGCAGGCAATTGGATACCAAGTCGATCAGCCGCTTCCTTTGCCGCCAAATTAACTTGTGCAAGATCAGCCAATCGGTCGCGTGCGCCAGATGAACCAAAACCTGTGCCTGCGGCTTTTTTAACCAAGTTACCAACTTCTTCTTCAGTCACTTCAGCCACGATTGGCGCAACTGGTGCTACTGGCACGACTGGAATCTCTGGAACTACTGGTGCAATTTCTGGCATTACTGCGGCTGCTGGAGGTACTTCTGGGGCCATTGCTGTACCCATTGGAGCGCCCGCTGCACCTGTTGCTGGTGCTTTGCCTGTAACACGCTGAACGCCCTTCTTAACAGCTTGGATAACTGGGGGTGCGGCTCTTTGCAAAATCTGTCCAACTGGGCCAGTAGCACCAGCCACAGCAACTTCGCCTTTATCGAACTGTCCACCAGTTGCCGCTTGGGTTGTTTCAATGATAGCTTGGGTTGCAGCACCACCCAAAATAGCGCCAGGGATTGTCAATGCTCGGCCTGCGGGTGTAAATGCGGCAACACCACCAACGGCTCTTGGGATGTCACCCATAGTAAAGCCTGGCGGTATTGCGTATTCTTTTGAGTCAACCGAAGAACGCAACAAATAATTTCCTTTGGCATCTTGACGAACCTGAACACCTGGAAAATTAGATTGAAGAATCTGCACTGTTTCTTTTGGGTTACTAAGTAATGAACCAAGTGCTGTTTTAAACGATGCAACACTCATTTGATTGAGTTCAGGCATACTTGTCCACTCAGGCAATGCTTGAGTCTCAGGTGTTGCACGAGCGCGACCAGTGATTGATTCAGCAATGCTTTCCAAGAAGCCCATTTTTGGCTGTGATGCTGCCCATTGCTCGGGCGACATTGGGGCCGCAGTAGGTGCTGTAACCGTAGGCGCAGGCGCAGGCGCAGGAACTGCTGGCGCAGCTTGACTAGTCTGGGATGCCAACCATTCTTCTGGACTCATTGCACCCCCATAGATTGCTTGTATGCGCTCCACTGAGCATCAGTGAAGTTTGCAGGGCGATTAAAAGTCTGACCGTTAACTATCACACTATTTGGTGATGGACTTGGTGGAGGTGCTGCTGTCTCAGGCCCGAACACGTTATCAGGGTTAAGTTTGTAATTCTTAACCACCACTCCAAGCGCCTTCTTATCCTCGCCTGCTTTTTTCTGTGCTGAGTCCAGATATTGCTTTGCTAAATTGACGTATTCAGTGCGTTGTTTTGAATCTAATGTAAAAAGTTGACCACTTTGCAATTTTTGTGATGTATTAAGCAATCTATCGTAAAGACCAGCAGTATCCCTTGCAGTTGCAAATTCTGTCTCACGCACCACTGAGCCTGGGTCAAGCATTTTCATAAATCCAGTAATCAGAGCAATATCGCCTGGGCCTGTTTTTGCATCTGCCGAAGACTTGATATTACTAAATGTCGTTCCAAGTTCACCATATACTTTAGTGCGGCCTTGGTACTCTTTACGCAATTTTTCTTCTTGCTCAAATGTTTTTGTTGGGTCGACTCCACCAGAGGCCTTGAGTGCTTCTAATTCGATTGCGGCTTTTTTACTTTCCAAACCAAGTTTGTTGGTTTGCGCCAATGCCGAGCCAGTTTGGGCTTTAGTCAAGCCTAAGTCTGCTGCATTTTTAATGATTTTATCAACCGCTTCACGCTCTGCAAATTTGGCATCAATAGCAGCTTTTGCAGCTTGTGCTACTTTCAAATCTGCATCAGCCTTTGCTACTGCTGGTGCATTTGTTGCTGTCGATTTTGCTATGCTTGCATCAGACACAGCCTTCTCTGCTTTTGCAACTGCTTCAGACAATTTAGATGGTGCTTGTTCGCTTGTTTCACGCGATCTACGAACAGCGGTAATGCCCTCGTACCAATCTTTTCCAAAAGTTCCAGCACCAAGTAATTCAACAGTGTCAGCGGCTTTTTTAGGCGATATATCTATTGTTTTTAAAGTATCTTTCCATGCAAGACTTTGCTGTGGGTCTGTTTCCGCTGCTATGCGATCTTCTAACAATTTTTTTGCAGTATCTGGATTTTGCTCTAAAGCAACAAGTAATTGACCAGTAAAACGCTGAGATGACTTTAACTTTTCTTCACCCATATTTTTGGCAACAGCTTGCAATGCGTCAAATTGCTGTTTATTAGCCCCTAGCAAAAGAGGTTCTATGTCAGCGTAATTACGTTCTGTGGCTGGTTTCTTGAAAAAATCATCAATTCCTGTTTGCGTTGTTTTTGCTTTTTCACGTGCTGCTGCTAGTGTCTGTGCTTCTGCACTTGCCGCACCAAGTTTCAAACCACTAAGTGCGGCCTCAAATGGACTTTGCACATCAACTGCGTAATTGATTGGTGCTTGGAATGGGTTAATGGTTGCCATGTTGTTATCCTTTAGAACCCAAAGCCCATGCCAGCCTTACCGCCTGCGCCCATTTGCATACCAATGAACTGAGCAGGCAGATTAAATAATTGACCATAAGCCTTCGCTTCACCAAGTTCGCCACCAGCTCGAGCTGCACCTTGTTGTGATAGTAGATTGGCTACATTAACCCCTGTCTCCATTCCAGCAGCACCCACACCAGCCGCAGAGCGTTGGCCTAAGGTAGTCATTCCACCTAAACGACCATACTGTTCTTCAATCAGTTGATTAAGAACTTGAGGGCGGAACTGGCCTAATGCTGCTTGAATATTGCCACCACGAAGACCGCCAGTGGCTGATGCTCTTTGAAGTAAGGCCTCTTCGCCCTGTCTAGTTAGTTCTTGGAAACGTTCACCACCACTTATGCGTTCAATGGCTGCACGTTCTGCCTCTGGCCCTCTAAGACCAAGAAATGCTTGTTGTGCTTCAAGTGCTGGAACACCAGCCTCTGTGTAAGGCTTGAGCAATTCACGCATGGCATCAAACTGCCTACGCTGTTCTGCAATTCCCTCACCAGCCGCACCAGCTTGGATATTGGCTGCGTCTTCTGCTGCGCTGGCCTGCATTGAACTTCCGACAAGTTGGCTTCCACCAACTACTAGGGCTGTGACTGGATCAGGCATCGCCAAACTCCTTCATGTAATCTTCAAATTTCTCGTCATACAAGGCCATCACATGATGACCATTCACTGTGGCAAAACCAGCACCATGCACAAGCGAGACCGCCATCAATACAAGATCGTAATACCCAGCACGCCACATAAATGATTTGGCATCTGCTTGTTTATTGCGCTCTGCCGTATCTGATGCTTGCCACTTGAGCACACCAGTAGCCAGTAAAGGCACTAAATGGTGGCTATTGGCGATAAAAAATGAGTTCTGGTGCATACCCACCAAGGTGTTCCAGATGGTCGCATTGAGGTCTTTTCTTGCCACTTGGTCGCCATCAGCAACATCGTCAAAAACTTGAATTGCGTCAAAAACCATGAGCAGCCACTCTACGGCTGGCGTAGGTAGCATAAAAACCTTTGTTAGGTTTTCTCTTAGCCCATCGGTCATCGCATCTCCTGTTCAGGGTGAGCTGCTGGTGGCCCGATAGACTCAGCGGCTCTATTTTCGCACAATTTTAAGAATCTTCATAATCTTCATCTTCCCATGCTTGGCAAACCCGCATGTCGTTACAGATGAAGTTCAGTTTTTCACAGTGACCACGATACCCATAACCAGTGTCATAACCCGCCATTGGGATGCGTTCAATACGCACTTGAGTCATAAGGCTATTATCGTAATACTCGCAGTTTGAGCAATGCTTGCGTCTTGCGTCTTTGGCATCGCATTGCATGGCCTCTGCCAGCGAGTCATAAAACTCAGGATTTGCCTTTGGGTCGTTACTTGGTTCTTCTGGCCCGTAATGCCAATCTTTCACCGCAATCAGAAAATTAGCCTTATTCTCAGCAACGGTCAAAAACTCCTCTTCACTGGGCAAACCCATGAAGCCCTTGGGGATAACCATAAATTCTTTCATATCGACTCCTTACGTAATTTCTCGGCCTGTGGCACGGATGGTCAAAGATGTGGCTGCGCTTGCAATAGTGGAAATGAAACCACCAGGCTCTAAACCCTGCCCAACCAACTCAGGGAATGTATATGTTTCATCAGGCACAAGACTTCGGTTATCCACAATTAGGTTAGATACCCCTGCCGTGCCTCCACTGGTGACCAAGTTCACGCTGATAGTCACGTTGCCTGCCGTGGTATTGGTAGCGGTGAACTTGTCAATAATGGTCTTGACGTTAGTGGCTGTATATTGAGTGGTCTGTGCGTTTTCTGCTTGTTTGGCTGGAATCAGCACTTTAATGATTACGGTCATATCTACTCCTTATGTGGCTTCGCCACCGCTTGCGATTATTGTGAGGCCAGTCGATGCTGCCTGAATTTGAATGGTGTCGCCAGCATTAAGCACCTCAATGCCGTTATATTGCAAGGCATTAGCAGTTGGCACAGGCACATCGTAAAGAAAAGCATTTGCTGTTCCAGCCGCACCTGCTGATGGAACTAAAAATACTCGCACATCAATGTCAGCGCCTGTGGTATTGGCAATACTAAATTCTTTGAGCAGCGTTCTAGTTGAGGCTGGCACTGTATAAAGCGTAGTCACGCCAGTTGTGATGGCTGCTTGGCCTAATTTAACAGGGGTAATTACATCGAAAGCCATGTCAGCACCTGATTAGATCGCACTCTTGCGGTTTGGTTTGCATACGGCAAGATGCCATTTACATCGTGCCCTAGTTCGATATTATTACGTACAGGGGCTAGTGCAAGCAACTCTAATGATTGCGTCAATCGAGCCAAAGCATCCAATGCTTGCTGTACCTTGGCATTCAGCACAGCATCATCTACAGACGTGCTTTGTGCCAAGCCAGCAATCTGCGACAAGGCTTCATTTGCTGTTGCTGCTGCCGTATCTGCTTGATATTCAAAATCTGTGCCAACAATTACTTGGAGTTGGTCAACAGTAGAAAATAATAACTCAAACTGCCTGATCTGCTGCTGGTCAGTCAGAAATGCCGCCAACTGATCACGAGTCAGATTCAGTCTGCTGGAAATAGGTGCGGTTGCCATCAGTATGCCAATGCTTCAATCTGCGCTTCAAGTCTCACATAAGACACATGGGCATCACTGTCGCCACGAAAACGCTGAATGCGCCAGTTCCTCATATGTCCCTGCTGAAACCATGAAAGGCGCTTCTTGGTATTGCCAATCGTACCCACCGTGATAAACTTTTCTTGACTGTATGACTTGCCATCTAATGAATAACTGGTACTTATCTGCGGATTCTTGCCAAGGGCAATGCTACCCGTAAGGCTGACCAGTTCTAATTCATTGAAAATTGCCCCATTACTTTCGTTATAGACAATCAGCGTACCAAACTCCCAATAAACCTGCTGACCCCAATGGTGGCCTGTATCTTGCACCAGATAGCCGATATTATTAGATTGCGGGTCACCCACCAGCCACTTGTCATAAACCCAAACCATGTTTCTGGCTCGGTACTGGGATAATCCTGACAAAGTGCTTACCAAAACAAACCAAACAGGGGTTTGCAGTGCTTCAGATGCAGATGCGTCATACACAAGGGTCTGGTCTGGCAGATGCACATACAAATGCTGATGGTTCTTATCGTTTCTGGCTTCCAACTTGACCAGCGATAATTGCGCCTCGGTGTATTCAAGCAAGATATTGTCAACTTCCTGCGTGCTTATCTTTTGAGTTACAGCAGATGCGCCAACGTAAATGGCTGGAGCTTCATTGCGACCACTACCTAAAAAAGCAATGCGATCTATATAAACGCAACAAGCTTGTGTGCCGACACATCCCTTTTGAATTTGTGCTCCATCTATTCTCGCAAATGGAAACAGCGTTCCGCCTGTGTTGTCGAATACTTCAATCGTGTTACGGTTCAGCGCATAAACCTCATTACGCAGTTTCAAAAGAGCTACCACGGGGTCAGGGTCAACTTCACTAGAACCGTATTTAAGCGGGTTCACATCTAAAGGGTTGCTTAACTCAGTGACGATCAAAAACTCGCCATCTGTGGTCATAAAGTAACCATCCACCCAAACCACATCCAGCACTACGCCAAGGTCAGGGTCGGTCACTTGGGTCAGGGTTGAGCCATCCCAATAATAAAGTCGCCCACCAGAAGCAATCGCCAGTTCGTCAAAACTGTAATCAAAGGTCACCAATTGGTCTGTTGGCCCACCAACATCACCCAGAATGGTCACAACTCCTACGCTATTAATCTCCACCAGCTTAGTACCCATCACGCGATACAAACCCCCTTGCCAGTTGATGCCACCACGATCAACGCCTGGGCCTGTGCCGTTTGCAACAATCCCATCGCCTGGTCGTAAAAATCCATTGCTGATACCAGATGTTTTAGGAACAGGAACAAGGTTCACTGGGTACGATGTACGCAACTCTGGGGTGTTATCGGTGTAAATACCGTTTAGGATTGGTATTTGCATTTACTTGGCCTTGTTTCGGGCTGATATTTTCTTTGCTTTGGCTTGAGCATCTGCCTTTGAAGAAGCACCCCATGCCCTCAAACTCAACAACAATCGAGTGGGTTCACCATCTTTGTATTCAGGGCCAGCGTTACCCCCCATCCGAGCCAAAAACGATGCTCTGCGAGGATTGTCGCCTGACTTAACTGGAGGCTTTAGATTCATACCTTCAGCACGGGCGGCAGCACGACCCTTGGCGTTCAGACCGCCTTTAGGGTTCTGGCCTTCTTTGCGTGCGTAGGCTGGGGTTTTCATCGGTAACTCTTAATCTTTTCGGCAACCTTTTTCGGTTGCTTTGCAAACTGCTTGCCTGCTTTCGTAGCCTCACGCTTTGCCCGTGTGGTTGCGGCATACTCTGCTGGGGTCAATGCTTTGATGGCCTTTGCAGGCAGATACCTTTCGCCTGTCTCAGACGATGGCTTTCCTGACTTGGTGCGCCAATCCTGCTCACCCCAATCTTTTAGGCTTTTTTGTGGGGCTTTCATTTATAACCGCCACCTTTTTCTTTGTACTTCTTTGCCAACAGTTGGGCTTTTCGAGCCGACCATTCACCAGCCGCAGTCCCTTGCACAGACGAGCCTTTGATTTCCTCAAAGAGACGCTTACGCATAGTTGGCTTTGTGTAGTTGCCAGCTTCATTGACTGATGACTTAAGTTTGCTTGCCATTACGCAATCCGATACCAAGAATTTGTGGCTTGATAAAAACGCATACGAAAAAAATCTTCAGCCGCCAATGTTGCAGGGTCACCATATGCGGCTGTTGCTCCATTGAGCGCCAGCGTAAAGGCTGTGATCTGCTGAGTTGTCGTAATCAAAACTTCAGTGCCATCAGGCGTTTGCGTATTCAATGGCAAAGTAACTGTGCCTGTTGCCAGTGTCGCAGCAGGTTGAATTAACATCCATTGCTGTTGTGCAACAGGAGTTGGAACTGCAATATTGAAGCCAGTTCCAGGCGTGAAAAGATTTGTCGCTAATGTTGGCGATGCAAAACTTTGCTGGAAAAACGTCAGCAAAGAGCCAATCGAGGTTCTTCGAGCATCCCCATTGTTGGGTGAATAAACAGGCAGTTGGTCACCACTTGATATGGGACTAAGCAGCGGGAGTTGATTGATCGTTGGCATGATTGTCCTCAGTAATATTGGATAGGCCCATCAGGGCCAGCATCAACAGGGCTATATGGTGGGCGTACAAACGGATTATCGTACACACGCCAAGGCTTGTTGCCAGCGCCAGCAGGTGTGGTTGCTGGGAGTTGCTTCTCTAGCGGGAATGTCGCACGCTGAAGCAAAATGTCGTAACCCTGCTTGGCAGTGGTCTTTGTCTCAACCATTACTTGCTTGCCGTAACTTGGGGCAAGTCTAATTCCTAGACTGCAAATAATAGCCTCATAAGCAGAATCGGGAACTTCCGTCTGCTGGTCAAGTATGCTGTCCTGTGGGCTTGAGGGCAATGGATAACCCAAGCGGATGCCCTTTGCGTTCCAATCCGCCATCATCGCATCAAGTCTACGCAAAGCAGATTGAATCTGCTCTGGACTTAGGTCAAATACATACGAGGCAAGACCGATCTCCTCAAAGGCAGCGGTCACGAACTGGCGCTTGCTGTATCCCATGATTCGGCCTCCATAGCCTGATTGATGCGATTGAGCAGAGTTTCATCTGACCAACGCTTGTCCACTTTAAGGCTGATTTTATCAGCTTGCTCCAACATTTCATCACGTGTTGGCTTATCAATTTCAACAATTTCAACAACATCAATAACCTGTACAGCACCAATCGGTGATGGCCTGATCTGTTTCATTTGTTTGCGCTCAACGGCTTGCGCCTTTTTTAGTTTGCGCTTTTGTAACCGCAACTCTTTCCACGGGGCAAGAGTTTTGGTCTTAACGATTGCTGCTGACTTAATCATTTCTTTTTCATTGGTGCTTTGCTAGGCTTGCCAGCGGCTTTTGCCGACTTGCTTGCCATCCCAAGTGCCATTGCTACGGCTTGTTTTTGTGGCTTACCAGATTTCATTTCCATTTTGATATTCTTGGAAATTGTCTTGTCAGAATAACCTTTTCCCATTGGCATGATGTGCTCCTAAGTAAAACAGGCCAACATCTCTGCTGGCCTGTCTGGGTTTAACCACCGATACGATAGACAACAAAAGTACCAGCCGCAGTCTTACGGCAACGGAAACGTGCAGATGCACCAGCCGTAGCAGCAGTTGCGGCAGCACCCACGATGGTCACATCGGTATTGACCGTGAGGGTCAAAGCAAATGCAGCCAAAGTGATGACGCTGAAGTCAAATGAATCGCCAACAGCCCACTCAGTTGCCAAATCAAGGTTTGCACCTGTTGGCAATTGGATATCACGACCAGCAGTTGGGGTTGCAGTGATGATGCCTGTCAACACGTTGGCAGCAGTTGCCGCCATCGCTCCGCCATCAGCAATGTTAGCTGGCGCACCCTGAGGTTGCCAGTTGCCATTGTTGCTGATATCAGGTGAAACGCCAACAGAGTAGTACGCACCCGATGCACCAGCTTGAATAATCACGTTGGTGGCATTGGTAAATGCGCCTGAAACATAGGTGGTGTTGTCGACCGTAGTCAACAGATCATTTGCTTCAGGAAAGTTGGGGAAACCAACTTCTTGAAACACACTTGCTGTTGAAAAGGCTTGAACAGCGATTTTCTCGCCTGCGGGTACGGCAACAGTAGCTGTACCTTGTGCAAAAATTACTTGATAACTCATGATAGCTCCTTAGACTTGACCGAATAGCAAGATGCCAGACATTTCTGGCTGCTTATTGACCACGCCAAACAAAGTATCCAAACGGTACTTGGTCTTCATGGTGTTTACATCGTACTGCTTTTGCATGACCAGCTCGATGCCTTGATCTGTTGAGGCACGCATCACTGCGACACCAGCATCAGAGGGGACAGCGTAACGACCAGGCAGAATCTCCAACGCATCTTTCTGCCAGAAGCAGTTGATAGGTGCTGTGGTGGTATTCAAGCGGTTCATTGTGCGGCCAGCGGCAGCGGTAACGATACAGTTCTGGTATTGCAACTCGGCATCAGTTCCACCTTGTGCGGAAATAATGGGAGGTGTAATCACGCAGGTTGTTGCATTAATCACTTGCACCACACGGAAGGTTTTGGAGAATCCAGTGCCTTGCTTAGTGATGTGATGAACAGCCTCAACGCCTTGGATTTCAATGGCAGTTCCAGCAGGCAGATCGGTGGTGCTAGACACGGTAATCGTTTGGAAACGATTGTCCACGTTCTGAGTCTCACCAGTTGCTGCGGTAGCAGTTGCCACAGGCACGTAGTAGTTGTTAGCCGCAGCCAAAGTGCTCATCGTTGGGTCAGCACCAGTTGCGCCAGCCAAACGATTTGCATAATCCAGTTTGTAGGTCTCAAAACCTGCAACTTGACCAACAAACGAACGCTCAAAAGCGGTATTTGACTTAGTGCCAGCGAAACTGCGCGATGCACCACCACCAGTAGCTCCACCAGCAATGTTGCCAGCGATGCCGTTGTAGTCACGGCTTGACAAAGCCAAGTAACGGTCAAAGGCTTGTACGCCCTGCTCGTTCATGATGCTGTCGCACAAGGCCACATCGTCATAGTCACCAGCCGCAGTGTTCACGGTAACGACTAGCGAGCCTTGAGCTGCTGCCACATTCATGATTGCGATGTTGATATCAGATGCCAGCTTCTGCTTGGCGGCTTCACCCAAACGACCTTCTTGCAAAGCGTCACGCAACTCAAGCGCATCCAAGATAAACGGCACGGACTTTTGAAAGCCGAGCGTTGCAGGGACGGAAAGCTGTGTGTAAGCGGTAAAGTTATTGGTCTGGTCCATACCATCATACGATTGTGCGATGTAGGGCTGGGGACGGTAAATAACGTTGTTGGTACGTTCCATCATCGAGCCATCTGTGTTGTAGATGGACACGTTGCGGGATAAAACTAAAGCATCGTTAAAGCCTTCGAGGATGTCCTCAAACGCTACGCGCTCTTCCTTGCTGAATGAATTGCTCATAAAAAGCTCCTGGTAAATTATTTGGATGCTGTTCGTTTTTGCGCCTTGTACTGGATGACCTTGG